GAGTAACACCGTTACTAATGCTTCAGCAATTTTGTTATCTCTGTATAGAGCGACAACTTCTTCCGTTTGTTTTAAGTTAGCAGAACCCTTGAAATAGACTTTGATTTCCATTCGGGAACGTCAAGCAATTCTAGTTTATCTGTTAACTTTGTCTTAAAATGTGTCTTCGCACTGTTAATTACACTCATTTTGTAGGCTCCTGTGTGTTATTATGTTTTGTTATTATGTTAGAACTAGTTCGCCATCACCTGTTAAATCAAGTGATAATGTTACTAAGTCCGCAGATGCTACATCAATCGAAACTGATGTTATTACTGCTGTTCCCGTCCAAGTATTACCCGTAGATGGTGTGTCTACAAGAACAACTACCACATCAGCGCCTGTTATGAAACTAGCCATTGCTGTTGTTGTCGTAGCAAACATTTCTATTGTGCCACTCCAAGATTGTAATGAACCAACGAATGTTTTCCATCCACCTGTTCCCATTGCTGTTGTTTCTAATGTATCTGCTTCAACAGATACGGACCACGATGATACTTCACCTTGAGCCGCTCCACCGATAGAAACTGTTCCGTCTTTACCTTTTAATATTGCCATGTTATGTCTCCATTGTTATGTTTTATTTGTCTACATCACCCTTAGGATGAATATACTCAATTTGCACTATCATTTGAATAGCACCAAGCGGATACACAACACCTTCATCAGTGTTAATCTCCGTTACCATCGTATCCAATGCATACCCATTTCGAGTAACATCTTCATACAATTTCTGTTCTAACTCGTCAGCAAGTTTATTTCTTGCTGTGTCAAGGTATTTACCTTTAACAAAACCAGTTAGTATATATTCTACTGTTCCCTCTCTGCTAGTTGTAGTGATGTCTGTCTTTCTTTCACTACCCGTTGTAATCAACACTGCTGGGAACTGTGCATCACTTAGTTCATCAATCTCGAACATATCACGTGATACTAATTTGGTCATCTTTACAGCCTTGACTGCTTTCTCAATGTCTTTGGCTATTTGTTCTCTGTAACTTGTTTTTATATCGCTCATAAGTTCCTCTCGAAAGTTTTCTCAAAAGCGTTTTCAACAGAACCAATTTCACTCTGTTTAATACCAAAGAATGGTCTACTCTTTTGGTTGAATTTTGCTTTCTTTTCTTCTTCTTTTCTCTTAAAGCCAATTAGGACTTTATTTGTTGAAACTCTTTTAACATCCATATCAGATAACATTCTACCTGAGAAGTTTAAATTAGGTTTACTGCCTCTACCTGTCTTCTTTCTAAAATCTCTATAATCAGTCGAATAGTTCTTAAATGCTCCATTCAATCCTTGCCCTTTAGCAGTTCGATTGATAATAAGTTCTTTAGCCTTTTCACCACTTCTACTTAGAGCCTTTGGAATTGCTCTATTAATACGAGAACTCAATCGTTCTAATTGTGCCCTTGCTTGTCTAACATTGATGGTTACTCTTGCCACTATCTTGCTAACCTTCTTGTATGAATAACACGCTTTTCTGCGTCTTGTATAACATTATCTGCGTTAGCATCATATTCGATACCATCACGCAAGATTGAAGTAAATTCTTCTTCATACTTCTTGTTATAATGGTTCATCATTACTTGAAACTTGTCTTCTTCACCATCAGCGTTCCATTTGGTCAACTGTGGTAATGCATACTCTGAAAGAACACGATACACTGCACAACGAGTGAATTGTGATTCTGTTAGTTTAGTTGAATCCATTTCAGTTTCTGAGTATGGGGCTTTTGACCACCATTCATCTCTTACTTTACGTAACACATCTGCTTTTGCTTTAGCGTGTTCGCCTGTAAATTCATCAATTCCGTATTGTAGAATTTCTGGTTGATATACCAGTAAGTCACTATCTGTTGACATTGCCATATGTGTTCTCCTAATTTAAGTTAAATGTAGAGGGAGAATTAACTCCCTCTACTGCTAATCTAAAATTAGATTATGCCGCGTCTACCATCTTAATACCACGAGTAGCGTCAACAACGCCTACACCTGCCATTATACTGGCCACAACGTCAAAACCAACTGCTTCAGTTCTACGTCCAACTTCAACGTCTAGGTTACGACCCATTGCGATGCGGGCTGCATCTGCGCCGAACATATAACCCATCTTAGTTGCGTGTTCTACGTGTGCTGACATAAACATGTTAACACCAGCAATTTTTCCTACGAAACCGTTGCGTAATGCTTCAGTTTGGAAATCACCGCCTGCGTATGCCGCTGTGCCAATTACTTTCATTAGTTCAACTGCCGCTGTTGGTGAGATAACTGCATATAATTGACCCATTTCGCCATTACCGCGAATTTGACCAACCATTTCTAAGATATCGTTTACGTCTACTGTGCCGATGTCTGTTACTGCATCTTTGGCTTCTAATGAATCTAAAGCCGCGATACACGCAATATCAAACTGTTTTGCAACTGCTTGACCCAATGAACGACCAATCTCGTTTGGTGAAATTCCACCAAGGTCACGAATTACTGAACGTGCCGCGATTAGGTCTACTGTGATATCTGTTTTAGTATCAGTTACGTTTTGTGCCGCAACGTCTGTTGTGATAGTGCCACCCGCTAATGAGTGTGCTGTCACGTCAGCGATTTTTGGGACACGTAGTGTCATTCCAGGTGTTGCCACTGATGGAATTAAAGCACCTGATAAGAACAAAGATTGTTCTTGTGCTTGGTAAATTGTCGCCGCTTTCAACGGGACGAGTAGGTTACTTAAAGTTTCACCTGATGAATATGAATCCGCCATAATATTTCTCCTAATATGGTTAAGTTAAATTTTACCCTCAGCCTTCAATTTTTTATATTGTTCTCTGTGGGCTGGCCTAGTCATATCTAAGTCAGATATGTCTAAACGCTCTGTTTTAATAGTTCCGCCAACGCTACTTGTTGAACCTGTGCCTGATTGGCTAGGTGCCGCAAAGTGTGGGTTAGTAGTAAGAAATTCAGAAACCAAGTCTTTTACTTGCATTTGAGAACCGTTATCTAAATAAGCAGGTGTGCCATTTGTATCGACAACCTCTGCTTCTCCTTGTTCGTTCAAACGAACTCGATTCTTTAACAAGTCAGCAACTTGATTGGGAGCAACTGATTTCAATGAGGCTGCTGAATTCAATAACGCACCATCTACTTTCTCTCGTTTTAGTGTTGTTTCTAAATCACCAATACGATTTTGAAACTTCTCTGCTTGTTCTTTAATTATCTTATCGAACTCGCCTCTCTGTTTCTGTTGTTCCAAATTACGCTCTTCCTCTTGTGTCTGCCAATTTTTGTATTGGTCAACATCAATTCCATCAAACTTTTTACGTTCTCGGCTGATTCTGTCCGCTACAATACGATTAACTTCTTCTTGGGAAAAGCCCTTACTTTCTTTACTATCCAGAGTATTAGATTGTGGAGCCTCTGTTGCTACCATGTCCTGATTGATATTATCTTCAGTATTCATTTTAATTTTCCTCATTGAGTGATACCTTGCTATGCAAGTTTAATTGTTTACGTAAACATTTTCGTTCACATATGTATTTATGCTTTCTGGCAGAGTATAATATCTGACTTAAAGTAAACAATATTTCTTCTGAAGAAACCTTTTTGTATGGTTTTAACGAAAAACCCTCAAAACTTGACAGATATCGAATATGTGTTATAATAGTAGTTGAAATAGAGAAACAAACTTTAATCAAATAGGAGATATAATATGTTTAGAGAAGAAGGTAAAGGAAAAATGATATTAGAATTATCAGGTGGCAAAATTAGAATGACTAATCACGATGGGAAATTCATAAAGTCTTGGGATGCCGCTGATGGGGATTGGAACGCAGTGTTCAATAATGTATGTAACACTTTTAAGAAGCATGGGATGTTCTATTCATCACATAGACCACGTGAAGACTTTAAGAAAGAACCATGGGAAATTAAATTAGCAAATACAATAGAGGAGACAGCGTAATAATAATTATGCCTAAATTATAGTATGATAGAAAGAATCTTTATACCCACGGTCAATAGACCTAATGACCAAATAACCTACGAAGCATTGCCTGATGTATTAAAGGATCGTGTTACGCTGGTGGTTCAAGAATGGGAACGTGACCAATACAGTTATGATTGTGATTATCTTGTATTGCCTTCTCACCTGAATAAGAATGATAATCTTTGTCTAGCAAAGACCCGAGATATTATCCATAAAGCAGGGCGCACTATGAAATACGGAATGTTAGACGATGATTTAATATTAGTCAGAAGAAACGCAAAGTATTGGCATAATGAACCTAATATGTTAAAATCAAAGCGACACGCTACGGGCGATGACATTGTGGAATTCATCGACTCGTGTTCTGATTGGTTAGATGAACCTAATGTTAGTTTCTGTAGTCCATCTCACGTTGAATTTGCGCCTGACTCTAGGCTATTTTGCTCAAATGCGGCAATGACGAGTTACGGTTTCTATAATGGGGTAGACTTTAGCAATGTGTTAGATGATTTGCCAACTACGGTAGTGAGATACGGTGAGGATACCCTGTTTGTGTTGAGTTTACTCTCAAGAGGCTACGGTAATAGAATATCAAATGTATTCTGCGTGGATAATAAGAGTCTTGGTGGTAAATTAACGGACACTGTATGGGCTGATAGTAGTTACGATGCTGTATGGGCTGACCATAACCGTATTCAAGAGTTATACCCTCGTTATTTCAAGGTGTTATTGGATGATGATGGCAATCGTATTAAAGGTGGGTTCAGAGACTATGGCAAAGTTGAGTTAAATTACAAGAAATGCTTTAACTCATTCCACAGAAATTTAATGTATAACAAAATGTTCAAAAACTTGACAGATATCGGATCTGTGTTATAATAGTATTAAGAAATAGAGAAAAACATTTTAATTATACAGGAGTTAAAGTTATGATATACAAAAATAAAGTAGATGATAGAGAATACATATTCACTGATAAGATTGGTGGTAAATCAGACAAGATAGCACAGATTCAAGCCCTTGTCAGTATGGATGATTATCCTAGAGACCAACATATTATGTGGTTAGTCGCTAACAACTACATAAAAGCAATTTAATTATACAGGAGACAGCGTAATGAATAACTTTTTAAGCATATATCAATATATTAATGAGAACTATGCGGGTAGTTCTAAAGACATCTTTAAGATGGCAATAGAAGCATATGAAGATGAATATGGTGAAGTTAGTGACCAAACTGCTAACAAATGGTATGAGGAGACAGCGTAATTTAATTTCACTTAGGGGGTTGACATTCGACCCCCATTGTGTTATTATTAAAGAGTTGTAGATTTGTTTTTATTTTAATACATTTAAACTACGTATCATTTTATTTCCTTCAAGTCTACAATACATAAAGATTTTTCCTGTATAGTCAGATTTTTATGTTTAAAGCCCCTTTCGCGTGATGGGGGCTTTTTTTCGTCTGTGATTATGTGTATTAAGTGATAAAGTCGCTAGAATCGAAGCATTCTCGCTCTGGTGTGACTATTTTGTCTTTGGTCTACCTCTGCCTGTTGCAATAGGAGAAGTAATATCGAGTTGAAGTGATTGCATTCCTAGACCCTTTCTTACTTTGGCGTCTATTTCTAACTGCTTGACAATCTGAATCAACCCAAGTTCTTTTGCTTCTTCAATAGTAATGTGACTTTCAATACAATTGAATGTTCTGGTTGAATTCATCATCAGACTTATTGTCCGGGTATTCTAGGATTAGGATTAGGGCTGAATGGGCTTTGTGCTGGTCTTGGTGCATGAATCGGTTGTTTCTCTATTCTCATTGTATTCCTTAAGGATTGCTTTTATCTTTTTAATTCTTTCTCTTTTTTGTATTTGTTCTATTTCAATATTTGTAGGTGGTCTAGGTGTTGGTGCTGGTGCCCAGTAGTTGTCTTCAAGTATAATATGAATTATTCTTTCTGCACCTGCTTTTTTTATTTTATATCCTAACATACTAATATTTAGTATTCTTCTTCTTTGTCTTTTTAGTTTTCTTTGGTTTTTTCTTATAAGCCATAATATCCTCTCTAATCTACGGGTAACCAGAAATGTCTACAATTGTGTCCACCTCTCACTACGAATGGGTCACCTGCTCGTTTACCTTTCCATCTCTCACCAGACCATTTACTTCTTGCTTCTTCTTCTGTAAATGTTCTACCTACGTTACGAATACAAAAATCTCTACTATTTCCGACTATTGAGCCAGTGTATTTGAACTTGTTTAGTCCTGCTTGTTGGGCGCGGTGTTTTATAAATGTAGCATCAAAATCCATAACCTTATCGTGCATTCCTGCTTTCACTGTATCATTAAGAGAACTACCAACTGTAACACCAGCAAACTTCTTTTTAAGGGCATCAGCGGCGATTCTAATTTTGTTTTCTTGTCTTACTGTTGCTCTACGTAAACGTTTTAGTTTCTTCTGAAGTAGGGTTGTTGATAAATCAGTAGTTTGAATGAATAG